TTACCCTTAGTGTCGAACACCTGAGGTAGTGTAGTAATACTAGACCTCTTAAGCAATGTCAATACCCACTTAGAGCTAGCCGACTGTACGTTGTACTCAGTGTAAGGGAAGCCTCGACTTCGTAGTAAAGCCTTAACGTCATCACAGAAGTTGCATTGTTCACGAGTTATTATTGTATACATAGTATCTCCTAAGGGAGCAGTTTAAATACATGCTCAGGTATAGGGGTTACACTAGGTCTACGATCTCACAGCTGTCACCAGAGCAAGCCATAGTCTGCATAGACACTGTATTGTCCTCACTCTCGTACTCATTGAGAAGCTCCCAATCAATCTTGGCTGGCATCTTGGCAAGCATCTCTTCGTACTCTTCCTTGGTGCAGTCCTGATAGGGTGCTTGCTGGTAGGTATGATCTGAGTGTGGCAGAAATGACACACCTGACATTTCATCGAAGTGCTCATAGACAAACGCACCTACAGCCATCCACTCAGCATCCCGTACTGAGATAGTCACGCTAGGCTTATGCTCACACCAAGAACGCTGGTAAGTCAGCCATAACTCTAGCTGCTCTACTGCAGTCATATCGTTACGTGTTACAGCCTGCTCTGGTGACTTGACCGGGAAGCTGAACACCACAGTAGAGTCAGGCTTCATAACGCAAGGCTCATTAGGGATACCTTGGTCAATCATAAACTGAGTCAAAGGGTCTTTGTTATCACCACGCACAGTCCGAATGTAATGGGGGCTGTGACGAGCGTGAATACCAGAGGCAGAGTCAACCAACTGTGATACTGTTCCCGAAGGTTTAACGCAGCTGATAGAAGCAGAGACAGGGATGCCAAGGCGCTCAGCCCACTCAGCGTTAGTAGCGACAGCGATAGAACGTAAATGCTCAAGGGTCTTATCCAATCCTTTGTTAGAGTTTGTCATTAGTGGGTTGTCCATAATACCTGTCATAGATACGCCAAGCAACCGTTCCTCTGCAGTATTCTTCTGCCATACCTTACGTAGGTAGGGGAACTTAATCATAGTAGACTGTACAGTACCCAAGATAGTAGCCAGCTTTACCTTACGCTCAAGGTCTTTCAATGTGTCGTTAGCCCGTACCACACACTCCGTTAAATTACAGAACTGATATGGACGTAAAATGATTTCAGAACAAGGGTTTGTACCAAACTCATAGTTAGGATCACGCCGCCCAAACTTAGCTGCTTGCTTCTTGGACGCCTCACGATTGAAGATACCACGCTCACCTGACTTAGACTCAACGAGAGAGAGCCACTCACGCATGAATGTTTCCATGTCTGGCTTCTCAGTGTACGACACACTGTTGTTAGCCAAGGCACGGTGCCCTGCTGTCTCCCACCACTGTCCTGACTTAGCGTGACGCATACGATCATCACTCAGGTTAGACAGAGAGATCATCGCTGAGCGCCTCACGCCACCTACGACAACGATCTGACCAATGAAGCACATCAAGTCGTGACACTCCATAGAGCTAAGCTTACGCCCTTGTGCTGCCTTGAAGGTGGACACAGCAAAGTTAAACAACTCTACGAGAGGCGCTGGGCCTGACGCTCTACCGCCAAACGTCTTGAGCCTTGCACCAGCAGGGCGTACACGAGAGACATCCCACTTAGGGATCTCACCAGCCCAGAGGAGCGCAAGAACTTGACGGAACCCCTTAGCCCAGCCTTCCTTACTGTCCTTAACGACAACGACAGACTCACTCTCGAACAACTCAGGCACCTCTGGGAGCTTGCTGACGAACTGGCGCTCAACGGAGAACCCGACACCAGTACCGCAGAGGAGGATGTACATGGCCTCATCGAAGGACTTAGGGTCATCTACGGGTAGGTAGCTACAATTGTAACCTGCAGTGTTGTCACGATCTAGCGCTGGGCCAGCTGTCATCATAGCTCTCATAGATGGCATGATGTCTTGGTTGAGAATAGCCTGCTCAATATCTTTGATTGTGCTATCTTCTACAGTAACTGCAGGGCGTACTACATTGTCTACGTAACGTGCTACTGTTTCACCATACGATTCACGCCCCTTGTTATCAAAGTACTTGGCATAACGAGACTTGTGAATGAATGCTTGATAGTCTGTTGATAGTTGGTTGCTCATTATCGTGTATCTCCTGACCCTTTAAGGGTTCCTCTAGCTTTGCGGTCTTGTAGTTTCTCTAGGTTTGCTTTAGCTACATCACCCAGGTCTATGTTGAGGTCTCGACACAGGGCTGCTATGTACCACAAGCAATCCCCTATCTCCCCTTTAAGTGCAGCCTTGTCCAGCTTACCATCACGTATGATCTTCTTGACTTTGTTGGCTACTTCCCCTGCCTCACCAGCTAAGCCCAGCGCAGGGTAAGTGATAGCATGTTGCGTAGGGTAGATAGCAGTACTAGAAGCTGCCTTTTGATAGGACGATAGTGTCATATCTTTATACGTAGTAGTATCCTTATAGTACCCCCAAGCTTCTAAGTCTGTCTCGTTAATCATAACCTCTCCTTCACCATTAAGTTGTCTACTCTAACGTCATCAACGTCATAGAACATATCTTTAATCAAGTCATATACATCTTCTGCATGTGCTTCGTCTAGTGACGATAAGAAGTTAGCCTCCCTATCTACTGCTAGCACAAGAGTTACACTGAACTTCTTATCCATCAAGTCCCTACCTTAAGTTTAATACGCTTGGTCTTAACTGCCTTACCCTTCTCTTCAAGCCAGTCAGGGGGTATTACCCTATGTGAATATAGAAATCCATTCTTCTCACACCACATTGCGTATGTCGTTTTAGATCCTTTGTATAACTTAGCCTTGGCGTTACTAAACACTAGTCTTATATCTAACTCTGGGTGTTGCTCCCTTACAGCTAAGTGCTTACGCCTGTCCTCATTATCAAAGATACCCTTTGTCTCAACTATGATACCGTTGTCTAAGATAAAGTCTGGAGTATAAGTCCTGTACCTGAGATCCTTCCACTCAATCTTTAGATCTTCATACCTGAAGTTCTTTTTGTTTTGCTTCAGGAACTCAGCTACAACTCTCTCTAGTCCGCTACGGTATCGGTTAGCATTATGCTTCCGTACTACCAAGTTCATCTCCTATAAATACATAGTCTACGATAGGCTTCTCCTTAGCAGTAGAGACACGGGACGGTATGGACTGTAGGTCAGGCCAGCACTTATGCTTGTAAGCACAGAACCCACACGACACACCAAGCTTCAAGTTACCTGATGCTTTCTTGCGGTACGTCTCAGGGATAGCCTCAAAGCAACGCTCGAAAGGTTTGTCCTCTTTGATGTAAGACACAGTATCTTCGATCTTGTTTAACTCCTGATCGACATCTACAGATGATGCATCTACATACTTGAACTGACCGTTAGCTTTGTTGATTACCCACCAGCCACCAACATCTTTGTTAGCTGCAGTAGCATAGCCTACCAGCTGGCTTACATAACCAAAGGCATCACCCTTAGCTAAGGTCTCAAAGTCTGAGAACTTATGCATGTAAGACCAAGGTGAGGCAGACTTAACGTCATCAACCTTATCGTCTAGTATCATGTCGAACTCACCGTTAATCTCTGTACCGTCAGACAGGGTGAGTACAACCTTTTCATTGTCAGTAAAGTCTACAGCAGCAGCCCGAAGTAACCCTTTGAATACCGCCTCTACAATATCACCTAAGATCATGTTCATTAGGAAGTGTGGAGGGAACGGTATCTTATCTTCTGGGTCATTCTTTTCGTACCAGAGCTGACACTTAGGACGCCCGAGGTTGGACATCCTAAGCTTAAACTCATCACGAGGGCCGCTGCTGAACTGCTTACGCACAGCATCCGCTACGTCTTCACCTACCTTAGAGATTACAGACTCATCTACTGTAGACTCACCAGCAAGTGCCTTCTGTAGGAATGTGTGTAGTGCTAGTTCAGCAACGTGATTCATTAGTCAGCCACCTCTACGTCAATGATGTCGTTGATGACAGACTCCTCATTAGCAGACATGCCAGAGCTACCACTCTTCTCGTTATGCGTGTCGTTAATGTAGTTGTTCATGCCGCTGATCCACTCCATAAACCCATCAAGGATGTCCTTGTCAGCCTCAACTAAGTCTACCTTGTCAGCCAGAGTGATGTCGAAGGTAGCGTACTCACTGCCATTAGGCATACTGTGCATCTCTGCACCCATGTTAAGGAAGTACTGTAGAGGTAGAGAGTTCTTACGATCAATAGACTTCATAATGTCATCTACTGCCGTGATACTACCCCGGCTCTTTACATCCAACACAAAGGGTATCTCTTGCTCTGTGATAGATGCATCCTCAATAGCATTACCCTGCTCATCAGTAGCGCCCTGCATTACTACAGTACCGAACACAACCTTGGTACGCTTAGTATTGCGCATCAACTCTTGTGTAGCCTTAGGTAAAGACTTGAAGTCTTCAACGTAACCAGATGGACGCCCCGCATTGAAGCCCCCGGTGTTGTCCTTAAGGTCACCCGTCAGGTTGTTAACGAGTACCGTCTTAATCATAAGGTTTTCATCAGAGTCCCAACGTGTCCACTGCATACGCTGGGCATAGATGCGGATCTTAGGTGAGACAGCATATGCTACCTTATCGTCCGACTGTAAGAGTTTGTATGCACCAGCTGGTACTACGTCTACTCGTACAGCCTTGCCGTTGATCTCCATGTCACCCTTCAATGGGCTATGGATCTGACTGAACCGTGCAAGCATGGATCGCTTACCGCTAGAGTTCTTGGATAGTCCCATCATCTCAGCGATAGAACGTCCGTCAGTTGTTAGTGTTACTTCTGTGCTAGTCATTGTACAAGAACCTTTCTGTGTACGGGTTGAAAGAGAGTTAGTTATAGCACTATACGTCTACTGTGTCAAGCCAATTCGGCCCGATCTTAGCTTCTAATAGTAGTGGTACATTCATCTCGACATCATAAGCCTCAGCTATGATACGAGTTAGATCTTCGTTCATACTGTGTATGATAGCAATCACATAGTCCTTCTCCTTTGGGTGTATATCTATAACTGCTGAGTCGTGTACAGTATTAACCAAGCATGACTGCAAAGGCTTGAGCCTCTCCTCTAACTCCATCAGTACCACGGGTACTACATCACCTGTAGCGAAGCCCTGTACTGGGTAGTTCTTGATGTTAGTCATGTGGCTTATGCTGCCATTCTCTCTGCGGTGTACGTCAGGAAAGGCATACTGCCTACCACTTACGTTAGTGATCTTTAGTAGGGTAATTGCTTCCTTGCCTAGTTTCTTATGCCAATTAGCTACGCCCCTGTACTTCTGAGTGAAGTGCTCATAGTAAGCCTTGACAGCTGTACCTCTACCAAACCCTGTAGCCCCGAAAAGGGGTGCAAACGTGTGTTCCTTTGCTTCCTGTCGGGTGGTAGGCTGACCTGCAAGAGTGATAACCTTAGCAGTGTAAGCATGTACGTCTACACCATCGTCAATCTCCTGCATGGCTACCTCATCCTGAGCCAGGAACGCTGCCGTTCTAAACTCAAGCTGGGCGAAGTCAGCCTCCATAATATAGCCGCCCTCCCAGCGAGATACAAACACTTTCTTAACTGGGAAAGTACCGCCACGTGGCATGTTCTGCATGTTAGGGTTACGCCCAGAGAAGCGCCCTGTTTTTGTAGTCGTTTGAGACAGGTCAACGTGCAGTAGTCCATCAGACTTAGTGAACAAGTCAATACCCTCAACGAAGTTAGAGAGGTAACTACCTACAGCGTTGTGCCTACGGTAGTTAGTTAGAAACTCTATTGCATCATACTTAGCCTTACTCTTAGCTGTAGCAATGAGTATCTCTAGGTTAGACTTAGACGTAGAGAAACCATTAGCACTCACCCAATCCTTGTTAGGCGCAGAGAAACCAAGCCCAGCCAATTGGTTAAGCTGTTTCAAACGATACCCTCTAGCTTCACAGTCCTTGCACTTGTTAGGTCTTGCATACTTAGTGCCATCCTTCTTGATACGATATGTCTTACCTGTACCCTCACAAGTCTCACACGTATAGGCTTGCGTCTTGAAGATACGATCAGTGTTAACATTTACTGTAGACGTGTACTGATCCTTACTGTTAACGTGATCGAATAGCTCTACCCATTCCTTCTTAGTCTTAGGCTTCTTACTGTAGATCACATTGGACATCTGCTCTGGTGAGTTGATATTGATAGGCGTATCACCCATAAGCTTACGCACATGCATGTTAAGGCGTGTCTCTAGCTGTACCTTCTCATCCTCAAACTCTTTTCGTACCTCATCCAGTGCATTACGATCCACCTTGAACCCACGCTGGTACATCTTACACAGGGTAACTGCAACCTTCATGCTTATGTCTCGCACCTTTAGCATTGACTGGCTCTCAGGCTTAGCGAAGTCCTCCTCTTGTGCAAGGAACAACTCACGTGTGACATTTAAGTCACACTTTAGGTAGCCCTGTAGTTCAGCTAGAGGTATCTCATCTGTGTTGTATCCTTTCTTGTAGTAGTCCTTAAGCACATCAGTCTTACGTGATGGTAGGTCACGTACCTCAGCGCAATACCCTAAGCCTAAGCCCCTAGTGACACCACGCAGTAAAATGTACTCACCAATCATAGTGTCATACACCTCACCATCATACGCAAAGCCTGCCTCCCACAACCAAGGTAAGTCGTGCCGTGCATTGTGTACAATCAAAAGAGAAGTCTCATCCAGTACAGCCTGTAGTACAAACGCAGCCCCACCGCCTGTGTCCTTCTTCTCCTTATGATCGAAGGTAAGTATGTGCTCCTCATCAGTCTTGTCTACATTGAGAGTACCCACTTGAACCAAGAAGTTACCTGGCTCCCAAGGGTCTAGCAAGTTCTTACCCTCTCGTTTAGTAGTGTTGTTCTCTACGTCTAATACTGTTCTCATCATCCCTCCTAAGCTGTGTACTGTGCTATGTCGCCATCCAGTTCACAAGTAATACGTCCATGCCACCCACCATCTAGCTTGTTCTTAGCTATAGTTAAGTAGCGTGTCAAGTCCTCTTCTTCATCTACACCCTCGACTTGGCGGTTCTTAGAGATCAGTACCATCAGGTCTGCCTCTGCTGCCTTGCCTGTCTTACTGCCCTCCATCATAGACATGTTGGGTTGCACTACACCCTCAGCGTCAGCGCTAAGTTGTGACATCCATATCACTGCACAGTTGTAAATCTTAGCGATGTTACGTGCATGTATAGCTGCATCCTTTAGATACACATCCGACTTATCAGAGGTACGGCTAGCGAACTTGTCACCCATGTCTAGTACTACTATGTCAGGCTTGTAGCTCTTAACTACAGCCTCAACCCAAGCCATGTCCTTACCTGTACTGTCCTTTAGTTGGATCTGCTGCTTGACCTTAGTGTAACGAGACAGGGCCAGTGCTTTGTTCTCAGTGATCTGCTTGATGTTCATACCAGAGGAAGCTTGGACGTAACGTGCAGCTACACGCACAGCCTTCTCCTCGTTAGTGAGGATCAAACACTTAGCACCCTGATGAGCGAAGCCATTGGGCGATGCAATGAGGGACGCATGGAAGGTAGTCTTGCCTGTGTTAGGCCGTGCTCCTACCATAACTAAGTGACCTCCACTGATACCCTCGACACGCTCACGTAGACTAGGGATGTTCATCTTCCATTGTGTCTCTATCTGGATACCCTCAAGTATGGTGTCTAACTCAATGTCCTCGAACTGGATGTTGAGGTTAGGGGTGAAGTCATCCTTGTAATCCTCGACTAGCTTGCGTAACTTCTCTAGGTTGTTCTCCTCTCCGTTAACATAGTTAAACCCTAAGTTAGTTACCAACTCACCTACGTGTTGCTGGAACAAGCGAGACAGTACCTCAGTAGCAATCTCCTCATGCATAGGTGACTCACCCTCAATGCGCTTAAACAGGTGAGAGTATGCTTCCTTGTTAGCTGTAGTCATTGTGCGGTTAGCTGTAAAGAACAGCGCCTCTAGTTCAGAGGGTGTGATGCTCTTGTCGTACAACACCATAGCCTGATCAAGAGCCTGCTTAATCTTACGCATGTCCTTGGTGAACAGTGCATCAGGGCAACGCATACCCTTGTGATTATCGTAGAACTCTTTGTCCATTAGGTTACGTAGTAGTGCAGTCTCTGTCATATTAATCGTCCTCTCTTGATCCATAACGAAGTAACTCGTATATAGATACGATAGCTGCCAAGGGCCAACCCAATGAGAACCATATGTGTGCGTTAGGTCTTTGGGGATCAGCTGGATCTGTTACGTTAAGCATAAGGATAGCACCCAATGCATACATAGTAGCTGCTCCGTAAATGTACTCTATCATCGTGTTCCCTTTATAGGTTGTAGCTTAAACATACCTTCTGTCTGATCTAGTGAGGTAATTAAGTCTAGTAATTGTTGATACGATATTACGATAAGCTGATAGCTCTTGTATGATTCGTCATACTGCCTGAGGTATACCGTACCCTCATCAGCAAGCACCACCTCCAAGTCCTCATACTCATCATGCTCATCTATACTAGTAACGATAGCAATGTCATGCTCAAACTCAACGCTGTACATTTAACTCCCCATCTACTAGGATATTAACGTGTGCTACGTTACCCTCAACACGAGTGATAACATACTCTAGCCCAGCCTTAGTGAGTAACAATCTTAGTTGACCTACAGGTATCATAACTTCTCCTCTCCGTTTAGTTGGTTGATACGCATCTGACAATAGCGTTGGACTTTCTCCAAGTCAATGATCTCGCTTTCCACCTGCGTCTTACCCTCGTACATCTTGTAGCCTGCACGACTGGCGTACTTAATAATGTTGCCACGCCAGAAGTCAAAGCCATTACGCATGATGTACGTGATAGGCTCAATGTCCCACCGTGCATAGTGCTTAGGCTCATTCACGATGTCTGATGTATGTTCTGCTAATACTGTGTCACTAAACTCGTGATCTCTCATTACGCTATCCTTGTGTGCTTGCTCTTCTGCTAGTAGCCTATTCCATTCACTCTTTATCATTGCTCTTACCATTCTTTGCGTCACGTTCCTGTGCAGCCTTACGTTCTTCAGGTGTCATAGGTCTAATGTCTGTGAAGTCTGCCTCTAAGGGCCACTCATTGTCTGTCACGGCATATCTCCTCGTACTTAAAGAACAACTGTTCAAACTTCCACTCGTATAGTTGCTGCATACCCATCAAGGAGTTCATCATCTCGTCATGCGTAGGCTCACGCTCACCATCACCTATCTGTTTGAACACTGTCTCAAGGTCATTACATACACGCCAACAGTCCAAGATCATTGGCTCTAAGTCATACAGTTTAGTCATCACCATCCTCCGTCAGTGCATCCCAAGATACAGGGAACAACTCAGACATTGTATTACTAATGTTATCTGCGACTAACCTTGTCTCGTATTGTGTGTCACTGGCACAACGTAAGCGACACATGTCAGCGAAGGCATCAAGACTACCTGACCAGTACCACTCAGTCATAGTAGACTGTGGCAGTACCATACGTGCTTGCTCAGGGGCTACACCCTCAAACAGTAAAGTCTTGTAGGTAGAAAGCTGCCTGTGCCACTGTACCTCTTGATCTAATACTACATTTACAACACCGTCACTACCCTGCTTCTTGTCGGCACTGCGTCCACGCCACACTGAAGGCTCATAGAACTCAGGCTCATCATCGACATACCTACGGCTTATCTCATTCCAGCGTAGGAACTTATGCTTGACTAGCTGCCGTGCCACGAAGATCGGAGCCTTAACGTGGAAGCTGGCAAAGCAGTGACCAAAGGGGCTGATGTGCTTGTGCTTGGCGAGGTAACGTATCAGCTTATCGTCTTTCTTCTTTAGCTTTGGTGGCCCCCACGGATCGTCTTCCATCTCGCTGGTCTTGCCAAAGGATACACGGGCAGCGTTAGCTACAGTTAAGTCACTACCCATGTGGTCAATATAGGTTGCTCTAATCATCTACCTGTACCCCAATACATTCTACTGTTTCATTCTTATCGTTGACCATAACTGCTGCATCTCTGAGTGCAGTAGCACAGAAGGTCTCGTTCTCATATGTACCTAAGTGGTAATACTCTATGCCCATCTCAGGTACAAAGACAAACCATACTAGTAACCATATTGTGTTCATAGTACCATCTCCTTAAGTCTAATTATATCCTCTTGTACACCATACTTGATGTCATCGTCAAGTAGTAAAGCCTTGGTGGGTAAGCCTGTCCAAAGCTCTACCTCTCGTTTGTATTGCAAGGTCTTGTGTACTGCGTCCCTGTCTAACGCTACGATCACCTTACTGAATTGTCCTAGCTGTTGCATAATTGTCACACCTATAGATGTACCAAGGATAGCAAACCCTACTGCGCTGGGCATAAAGTGTGATACTTTTATCGCACTGATGACATCCTCAACTACCACAGCCACATCAGCCTTGGAGTTGGTACGCTTAGTGAAGTAGTCAGCCTTGCCACTGTAGCGATACCACTTAGGTATAGCACCATCAAGCGCACGGCCTACAGCATCAATGAGTTTACCCTTGTAGTGTATAGGAAACACTGCCCGTCTATCCTTCAC